ATGCGATGGTCTCCGGCATCAACAAGTACGGCTTCGGCCATGCCGACCGGATCACCCAAGCCCGCTGGCGCTGGTACGTCGGCGCCGTCATCCAGCAACAGCATGCAGCAGAGTGATACGATGGGCGCCCGACTGTACGGAAAGCACCTCGGTACCAAGCCGGACAACGACAACCAGCCGAAGACCAAGACGAACGAGATCCCGCTGGAGCACGACGAGCGCCGTGGGGCGCCGGTGATAGAGAAGGAGGCCGGCAAGGGCTGGTACTGCCTCATCACCGTGCCGCAGGGCGAGTACCGCTGCCAGGATGGGCTCAGCGAGGCTGGCGTGCCCAGCTACGTGCCGACAGAGACCTACTGGGAGCGGCGCCGAAAGGGCAGGGACCTGTACCTGACCGAGCTGCAGCGGCCCTTGTTTAGGTCCTACTGCTTCTCGCTGCTCTCCATTCCCAAACTAGAATTTGAGAACGGCCTGCCGAAGCAGCTTGTGCTCGGCCCGGATTGGACCGTCGTGATGGAGCGGGATGCGTCCAAAAGAAGCCCGATCGGCGTCGCAGGGGTCATGATGAACAACGGCGTCCCATCGCCCATGCCGATGAGAGATGCGAGGCACGGACGGCAGGGTCTGGCTGATTTTGCGGACGACGAGAGAGAAGGGTGGTTCGACGAACGTCGACGCGCCGCACTTGTGGCTGGTCGAAAGAATAAGCCCAAGCCCGTAGTCATGAAGGGAGAGCAGGTCCGTTTAACCGCAGGGCCATTTGCGAGCTTTCTGGGGGTAGCTGAGAACGATAATGACAAAAACGGCGTAAAAATCGCCGTGAGCATTTTCGGAAGGTCAACTCCTGTTTTCGTCCCGATAAGCGACCTCGAAAACATGACCCGACCGGATGCAAAGCTGAAGATCGCTCTTCGCAGAGCTTGAGACAGGCACGATCTGTGCTAATATAGCGAAGCCCAAATCTGCTGGACACAGAGATGGGCTTCTGACCACGCACCTAGGAGGCAGGTGGAATGGCTGGGCATATCAGTGGACCTAAAGGCGCGACTCTGCAAGAGTTTCGCGATTTCGTTCTGAGTGTCTTGGATTACGACTCTGAAACGGGTCATTTGACGTGGAAGGTGCGCACATCCTGCCGAGTTAAGGTTGGCAGCATCGCCGGCACGCGGATGAAGCTTGGATATCTTTCGGTAGGTGTAGGGGGACGCTCAGTCTACGCGCACAGGCTGATTTGGCTCATGCTTCACGGTAGGTGGCCGCACCCCACTATCGACCACCGGAATGGCGACAGGCTCGATAACCGATTGTGCAATCTGAGAGAGGCGACCTATACCCAGCAAAATGGGAATTTGCCGTCAAACAAGAAGCATGGCCTAAAGGGGGCTGTGTTCCATAAACAAATGGGACGCTGGGTCGCGCAGTGCCAGCGAAGGCATCTTGGATGCTTTGACACCGAACTAGAGGCCCACGAGGCGTATATGGCTGCCGCTGAGTTGGCGTTTGGAGAGTTTGCCCGTCGCGCATGACGGCTTCAATAGACGGCGCCTATCATGCTTGACATTGCTATAGGCGCCATTATAATTCGTATCACCACGGCTCGTGCAATCATCGGCTAGCGATGTGAGGTGCGTGTCAGGGCCAAGGCCATGAGGGGATACCCCAACGGCGCCCTGTCAGTGGCAACCCGATCTGGCCTCCGTGCGAAGGCCAGGCTTCGGGTGTCATCGGGAGAGTTGTCTCCTCATTCCAGTTTCGCCCCATAGCGCACAGCGCTCGGGCTCATAGTTCGGTACGGCGGCATCGTTTCCGGCCGGTTCCTCGCGAGGGTCGGCGAGGTCGGGAGGTTCACCGTATGGGGGCCGCTCCTTGGCAACCCGGATGCCGCAAAGGTTCTGCAGGACCGTCCCGTACCGAAACCCTGTCTTAGCCGGGCCGCAGGGCTCAAGACCCGGCGAGGCGATCAGCTAGGGCGCTCGCTTCGGCACGCAGCGGGGACGCCTGCTCCCTCCTAGCACCAAGTTCCGGGGTTCTGAGAGCGCCGCGTAGGCTGGACCGGTCCAGTATGCCCGCGGATGACTGGCTGCGATGCCAGTAGCCCCGCCAAGATCGATGCGGCGGCGTGGAAGGACACGCAGGGGGATGAGCTTTCCCCACCATGGCCATCCGGCGGCGAAGAAGTCCGGATAACAGCTCAGCCGGTATCAAGCCGGGCCCGCATCGTTAGCCTCTTCCCGGTAGCCCTTCATGCGCCTCCCCATCGCGCTCGCCCTAGTGGCAGTGCTCTCTGGCCCTGCTCTAGCGGCCGACAGCGATGGCACAGAGCCGGATCCGGTCCTGACGCCGGGGGCGGTAGAGACCCAAGACCTCGACATCCTGTGTCACCACAAGACAGCCGAGCGGCGCCACACCACGCAGAGCGAGAAGAACGCTGCGTTCGTGGCCTACGGCCTGGCGAATAAGCACGCAGGCTGGTGCGCTGGGCCTCACGGCTGTTCCGTGGATCACCGGGTGCCCTTGGAGTGCGGTGGCGCTGATGTGCCCGCCAACTTGTGGCCGGAAACTGGCGACGGCGCCTACAGCCAGGAAGACAAGAACCGCCTTGAAGGCCTCTGCAAGCGGATGATCTGCCAAGGCAAGATCACTCCGGCCGAGGGTCAGGCTTGGTTCCTCGGCGATTGGAAGGCCGAGTACGACCGGCGCTTCGGAGCGATCGTCGGTCAATGAACCCCGACGACCTCCCTTTCGACCAAGTGAGCCTCCTCCCTGAAGACTGGGACGAGCTGGAGGATGGGGAAATCGACCTCGGTGCGGTCAAGTTGGCGGATTTGGACGACAGCGCGGAGCGGGTGTGATGCTCAGCCAAGATTTCTGGATCGGCTTCGACACCGGCGCAATCTTCGCAGCGGTTTTCTTGGCTCTGGTACTGGGGCGGGCCGCCTGACCATGTTCGACATCGACCCGCCCAGCCCCGTCCTCCACCTCTCATCCCCTCAGGCCGGCACACAGCCCACCCTGAAGACCAACGCCCAACACCTCGCCCAGCACACCCAGTCCACCAAGCCTCGCGCACACATCGCTGAAGGCATCGAGGCACACTGGGCCAGGCTGCACACCAATCGTCAGATCGAACTCAACCGCGCGATTAACCGGGGGCTGTCGGCCCTCACGGCAGAGATCGACGCGCTGTAGCCCACTGTCCCAGGAGCGCACCATGGCGACCGACCAGCACAAGCAAGCCCTGGCCGTCCTCTGCGCCAACGTCGCCGAGCGCCACACCAAGGGCCTGGCCCTCCTCGCTGAGGCCCGTCAGGCCCCCGACAAGGGGACGGCCGACGCCAAGATCGACGAAGCCATTCCGCTCCTCGCCGACACTGCCCTGTCCATGGATGCCATCGTCCAGACGGCGACGGTCATGGCGACTGGTGAAGTGCCCGTAGGATCGACAGAGACGGCCGCTGAGGCTGATCCGGCTCCCGCCGCGCCCAGTGACTCTGCCGAGACCGCCGCTGCCGCTCCTGCCTCTTCCAGCGACGCCCCGGCTTCGACGGAGAGCACGGGCGATTACGTGCCCGCCGATGGCGATGCCTCGGCCGAGGATGCGGCTGCGACCAAGCCAAAGCGCTGACACACGCACGGCCGATGCGGCCTCGCGTTTAACTAACAGTCAAAAACGATGGCAGGTAACCCGAACATACCCCCTGGCCCAGGGCGCCCCAAAGGCTCGGTCAACAAGACGACTGCACTGCTCAAGGATGCGATCCTGAAGGCGGCGCAGGCGGCTGGCGGCGGCGGTGAGGACGGGATTGCCCATTACCTCGCAGACCGCGCCATCGACACGCCTGGGCCGTTCCTAGCGCTCCTCGGCAAGGTGCTGCCCATGCAGGTGACCGGCGAGGACGGCGGGGCCATCAAGACCGACAACACCCTGCGCCTCGTGTTCATGAAGCCAGGTGACCGCAGTGCCGACGACGATCACGGCGCCTGAGGCATTCGAGTTTCTGTACGAGGGTGAGGCTCGCTACCGGGCGGCTTACGGCGGCCGTGGTTCAGCCAAATCCCATAGCTTCGCGCAGGCCTTGGTGATCAAGGCGGCGATGGAGCCCAAGCGCATCCTGTGCTGCCGCGAAATCCAGAATTCGATCCGGGACTCGGTTCAACGCCTGCTGCTCGACAAGATCGAGGAATGCGGGCTCTCGGATTTCTTCACCGCCGTCGAGAGCGAGATCCGCGGAGCCAACGGCTCGCTGTTCATGTTCTCCGGGCTTCGGACCAACCCCGACAGCGTCAAATCGAAAGAGGGCTTCGACTACGCCTGGATTGAGGAGGCGGCCACCGTCTCGCAGCGGTCCCTGGACATTCTGATCCCAACCCTGCGCAAGCCGGGCTCCGAGATCTGGGTGACGTGGAACCCTCGGCTGCAGAAGGATCCAATTGACGCGCTTCTGCGCGGGCCGGAGCCCCCGCCGAGATCCATCGTTCGCCGGGTCAATTACGACGACAACCCGTGGTTCCCCGACGTTCTCCGCGAGGAGATGGACTACGACCGGCGGCGCGATCCTGACAAGTACGCGCACATCTGGCTCGGCGAGTACCAGCGCAACAGCGAGGCCCGGGTCTTCCGCAACTGGCGGGTCGAAGCGTTCGACACTCCGGCAGACGCCCGGTTCTACTACGGGGCGGACTGGGGCTTCTCAGTTGACCCGACCACGCTGGTCCGATGCTTCGTTGAGGGTCGTACGCTTTACGTGGACCGTGAGGTCTACAAGGTTGGATGCGAGATCGACCGCACGCCCGCGCTGTTCGATACCCTGGACGACGGCCTCGCCCGCAGATGGCCGATCCGCGCTGACAGCGCCAGGCCCGAGACGATCTCATACCTGCAGCGGCACGGCTACCCCAAGCTCGTCCCGGCGACCAAGGGCCAAGGCTCGGTCGAGGACGGCATCGAGTTTCTGAAGAGCTACGACATCGTCGTGCACCCGAACTGCCGGCACACGATCGATGAGCTGACGCTGTACGCCTACAAGACCGACCCGCTCACAGGCGAGGTGCTGCCCGTGCTAGCGGACAAGAAGAACCACGTCATTGACGCTCTGCGGTACGCCGTAGAGCTGCTGCGGGGCGCCAAGCCGCTCATCGTGACGGCTGACCAGGCTGCCGCCTTCGGTGCTCCCCGGCGTCGCCTGTTCTGATGACAAAGCGAGCCATGCGGCGCGCCCGTGCTCGGGTGAACGCTGCACCGACGCCAAAGCAGGAGACGGTCGCCCCGCTGAAGGTCTCGCGAGAGCATGTCGCGAGCTTCGCGAAGGCCAAGCCGAAGGCGGTGGACCCGTTTGCTCTGCCGGCGTTCCCGCCGGGCGCGGCTCCCAGTGTGGGGCTGGCTCAGGACGACGCGCTTTCGGCCACTGCCGGGTGGGCTGCCCAGGTCATGGCCGCCGGCCAGATCGACGCTGCGATAGAGGGTCAGCACTTCCTCGGCTACTCGGTGCTGTCTGCCATGGCGCAGCGCCCCGAGTTCCGGCGCATCGTTGAGACCATCGCGATCGAGATGACGCGGAAATGGATCCGCCTCGTCAACCGCAAGGGCGACGAGCAGACCCAGGACCGGATCGACGCGCTGACTGAGGCCATGGAGCGGCTGAACGTCCGCGACGCCTTTCGCAAGGCTGCGGAGGGTGATGGCTTCTTCGGGCGCGGGCACCTCTACATTGCACTCAGCGGCGACCAGGTCGGCGACGAACTTAAGTCGCCCATCGGTAACGGCAGGGATGCCGCCAGCCGCCAGAAAGTGCGCAAGGACAAGCTGCTGCGGATCCAGCCGGTCGAGGCCGTCTGGGCCTACCCGCAGGCATACAACAGCATCAACCCGCTGGATGCGGATTGGTACGAGCCGCAGATCTGGTACGTTCAGGGCAAGGCCATTCATCGGAGCCGGCTGCTGACCTTCGTGGGTCGCGAGGTTCCGGACCTGCTGAAGTCGGCGTATGCCTTCGGTGGGCTCGCCATGACGCAGATGGCCCGGCCGTATGTGGCGAACTGGCTCCGCACCCGAGAGGACGTGTCGGACCTGATCGCGGCTTTTTCGGTCAGCGGCGTCAAGGGCATGGACCTCGCAGGGATGCTGGGTGCCGGCGCTACGTCGGACCTGCAAAACCGCGTCGATCTTTTCGTGAACATGCGCGACAATCGCGGGTTCATGGCCCTCAACGAGGGCGAGGAGTTCTTCAACGTCTCAACGCCGCTCGGCACGCTCGACAAGCTCCAGGCCCAGGCTCAGGAGCAGATCGCCAGCGTCTGCGGTATCCCACTCGTCAAGCTGCTGGGTGTTACCCCCTCCGGCCTCAACGCATCCTCCGATGGCGAGGTGCGGGTCTTCTACGACTTCATCCACGCCTATCAGGAGAAGCTGTTCGGCGAGAACCTGAAACGGGTGATCGGCTTCGTGCAGCTCTCCGAGTTCGGCGACATTGACGAGGACATCGGGTTCGAGTTCGAGCCGCTGTGGCAGATGAGCGAGACCGAGAAGGCCGCCGCAGCGCTCCAGCGCACGCAGGCCATCATGGCTGCTGAGCCGATCCTGCCGAGCGATGTCGTGATGCGCGAACTGCGTGAGATGGCCGACACCACGGGCGTGTTCACGCAGATCACCGACGAGGACATCGACGCGGCCTCGACCGAGGCACCCGCGCCGGAAGCGAACCCGGATGCAGACCAGCCAGATGGCGCCGAGCCGCTACCGGATCGCCCCGACGATCTGCTGCCCGAGTTGCCTCAGGCCGCGGAGTAGCGTCCCGGTCCTCGCACAGGACCGGGCAGGGCAATCGGTCCGCTCGGCGTTCATCCGGGCGAAGAAGATCGAGCGGGAGTACGGGCGTAGGCTTCGCTCCGTCGCTCGGCATGTAGGCGACCTCGTCCGAGGCTTCGACCTCGAAAACCTGACGTTCACCGGCACGATCGGGCGGGCGTTGGAGCGGTACGCTGAGACGCTGAAGCCCTGGGCCGAGGCGGTCGGCAATCGCATGGTGGCCGAGGTTGCTGCTCGTGACGAGCGCTCGTGGTTCCGTGTCGCCGAGCAAATGGGCTCAGCGCTCCGTAAGGAGATCGCCGAGGCGCCCATCGGACAGGTGATGCGGGCACGGCAGGATGAGCAGGTTCGGCTCATCACCAGCCTGCCGCGCGAAGCCGCTGAGCGCGTCCACGCGATGACCCGCGAGGGCATCACCAAGGGCTGGCGTGCCGATCAGATCTCGGCCGAGATCATGAAGACCGGCGAGGTCAGCCTCGGGCGCGCGAATACCATCGCCCGCACGGAGGTTTCGAGAACGTCCACCCTCCTCACTCAAGCGAGGGCTGAGCATATCGGATCGACTTCCTACATCTGGAGGACGGCTGCCGATAATGATGTCCGAGCAACGCACAAAGCTCTAAACGGCAAAGTGATCAAGTGGAGCGAGCCGCCAGAGTGCGACCCAGGCTACAGAGCGCACGCAGGGGCAATATTCAACTGCCGATGCTACCCTGAGCCGATCATTGAGGACTTGTAATAGCCTGTCGGTGCTCTAGAGTAGAGCGGACCGACGAGGTGGTGGAACACCTACGCCGGCCCTAACCAGCCGAGCGTAGGAGCGCCCGAATGGCTGACGAGACCGTACCGCGCAAGGGGCAGAGTGTCACCCGAGCGCAGTTGGCCATTAACCGGGCCGCCGGGGTTAAGCGCTGCTACAGATGCGATAGCACGAAGCCATTCGCGGACTTCCCTCGATCGAAAAGCCGGTCGGATGGCCTCAACCCAGTCTGCCGCAGTTGCACATCTGAGTATAAGCGCAGTAGGTCCGGGCCGCCTCGAACGCCTCTGACTGACGCAGAAAAGGTGGAGCGCAGGCGCCTCTATAAGGCGCGATGGTTGGCTAAGAACCGCGAAGCCTACCTTGAAAAGCAGCGCCAATGGATGCGCGAGAACAAAGAAACTTTCTCGGCATACCAGAAACGATGGCGCGCTGAGAACGCTGACCGTCAGGCGAAGACGCGCAGTGAATGGAAGAAGGCAAACGCCGAACGCATCGCCGAGGTCAATCGTCAGTATGCGATTGAGCATCGTGGCGAATACGCGGCACATGTGAGAGCTAGACAGGCCAGGAAGCGGCGAGCGACGCCGCCATGGGCCAATCTAGAAAAGATCAAGGCGTTCTACGTTGAGGCGGCTCGCCTGACCGCTGAGACCGGCATCGTGCATCACGTAGATCACATTTACCCACTGAAGGCGCGCAACGCTTGTGGGCTCCACTGCGAGGCCAATCTCCAAATCCTCACCGGGGCCGAGAACTTGGCTAAGCGCAATAAGATGCCCGCAGAATTCGCGTGGTGATCCGCTTCGGCTAACTCCTGCAGCCGAGCATAAACCGGCTGCATCACAATGCGATTTACAACTAAGCCGCAAGATCGGCTCGCTTTTGATCGCGCGTCGGCGCGAGTTTTCGACGACGACGGTCATTTGCATGTCAAGCGGACGCCAATATCAAAAGCAAATGTCTGCGAATACCTAGGCTCCGAAATTCCGGGGCACGATGAACTCGGCCTTGAGCCGAGGCGGCGCTACAAGCTTTTGCGCGATCCTGACGAGTTGGCCAAAGGCGCAGAGACTTTCAATAATAAGCCTCTGCTGTTTGACCACAATCCGGTTAGCGCAGACGAACACGATCACGACCGCACGGTTGGTTCGATCTCTAATCCCCGTTTTGAGCATCCATACCTCTATGCCGACCTAACCTGTTGGTCTGGCCCAGCCATTCGCGCAATTGAGGACGGATCCCAAAAAGAATTGTCGAGTGCGTATAGATATACGCCAGACATGACGCCCGGAACTTACGAGGGCGTTACTTACGACGGCGTAATGAGAGGAATAAAAGCCAATCATTGCGCACTAGTTCCTAAGGGCCGCGCCGGGCCCGACGTTGTTGTCGGCGACTCCGCACTCATAGGACAAATCATCATGGCAAAGACCGCATCTGCGGGCGCGTCTGCGGTTCTGCAGGGCGCTCTTGCTGTTTACGCCCGGAACAAGGGTATCGCGCAGGACGCGCGCATTGACCTTGGCCCGGTCGTGGCCGGCGTCACCAGCAAGAACTTCAAGGCCCAGATCCCCGCCGTCGTTCTCGGCTTCCACCGCGCCGTCAAGGGCAAGCTTGCCCAGGACGCCGACATCGAGGACGTGGCCGAGGTGATCGAGGCGCTGGCCGAGATCCTGCCGCCGGAAGCTGAAGCCGACGTGAAGGCCGCGGTTGAAGGCGCAGAAGGTGGGGAGGTCAACGACGACGCTGATGCGGCTGAAGCCTGCATTGAGATGTGCCGGAAA